TATTAAACCGCTGTGTGTGCGTGCGGTCGTAGACATCGCTTAAGCCGCAGTAGAGCAATCTAGTGATAGTATAGCTAATTTTCTTTTAACTAGTTCTCATCGTCCTCGACTTCGATCATTACTTCGATGCCGCTGGCAAGACGTACCATCAGACCCGCAAAATCCTCGGGGTCTTGGGGTGTCATGAAGGCAAAGGAGGCTTCCGTGGTGCGGCTTTCGGAGTCCACCTCAAGGTGGGTGCAGAAACCGGTGATGATTCGGGTGCCCACTATTTTTGTCCCTTTGGTTTGCGTTTTTTAGCTGTTTTGGCTGCTTTTTTGAACGCTCCAGCGGTTGGGGCGCCCTCTGAGCCTGGTTTGCGCATTCTTTCGTTCGCGCCAGCCTCGATACGCTTACGCTTGGCGTGGATATTGGCGTAAAGACCGCGTTTTGCCATGGAAATCGCGACAGCTGTTCATATTCTACTTCTTGGGGCCTTTCTTTCCCTTGGGCTTGCTCTTTTTGCCTTGGCCGTAGTGTCCGGGCATTGATTTATGGGGTGGGTTCAGCTGAATCTACCTCCTTTTGGGGTGTTAATTCGGCTTCGATTACCTCGCTTTCGGGTAGTTGAGCGGTCACTACTTTGGGTTCCACTTGGATATTTAGTGATGGCACTTGGACTGATACTTGTTCGGGGGTGTTTTCACCCAGGACACGTCCCAGGGAATCCAAAACTTGGGCTGCGACTTGGTAGTGGCCCTTTTTCATCGCGGCGTGGACGACGCGGAGACGCATCGTTTGGATGCGGCCCAGCATTGCTTCGCGGTCGCGGATCCAGTCCTCCTCGGTCCACTGCTTTACTTGGTCCCAGTCGCGCCAGGCAGTGGGGATGCTGACTCCTTCGCGGGCGCTGTGTTCATATACGATTTGGCGCACGCTGTGGCCGTCCAGTTGGTGGCGGTACATCCGGCGTTGGCGTGCCTCGATGTATTCTTGGGCGCGTTTATCACCACGGCTGCGCTTTTGTGGACCCTCGTAATTAACCATTAGTTCGTGTAGCTCAATACAACCTATAGGAAGTTGTGCCCATTACGCCCGATTTTGCCAAGTTAAATTGTTGCAGGCATAAATAGCCGAAGGCGTCAAATGCATGGTCTACGCCTAAATTTTTGTTTGGGAGGCCCGTTCCAGGGGCATAGGTCAGGCTGCGGAATGACTTGATTAGTTCCTTGCAGCGGGGGTGGATGAAGCAGCGGCGCGTTCCAGTGGCGTCTAAAAGGGCGGTGTTTACGGCGGTGATTTTGTCGCGTACTTTCCAGGGGCTGCGTGGGGCGCAGACGCGGAATCCCGATTTTCGTAGGATGTTGTGGTCTGTCGCGCCTACACCTTGGGTTTTGCGGGCGCCGCCCGTCGGGTCCGGGCAGGCCATAATGCGACGTTCCAGGCCGAAGCGGCGGATTACTTCTTCTGTGAAGTCCCAGGTGGTGGCGCCGCCCGTTAGGTGGATTTCGTCGAAAACGTAGAGGGTGTCGTTGTCTTTTACGGCGCAGATTCCTGTCATGGGGTCCACGTTGAAGTCCACGCCTAGTAGTAGTGGGAGGATTGGGATGTCCTTTGCGGCGGTGCTGATGTTCGCGTCGCTAAATGAGACGGCAACGAGACCGGATAGATTCTCGAAGCTGGCCTCGAACTCTTGGCGGAAAGTTCGGGGGTCTAGTTGGCCTCGTGCAGCTTCGATTTCTTCCGGTGGGACGTTGCCGCCCTCAATTGTGGTGAAGCTCCACCGTTTCCAGTTGGTGTCGCCTGTGATGCAGTATTGCCAGAGTTCGTAGAACCAGCTGGCCGTTCCATCCGGGGTGGAAATGAATAAGGCCCAGCCCTGTTTGTCGGCGAGTGCGGGGCGGATCACCTCGAACCAGACGGCGGCGTCCATAAATGCGGCTTCGTCAAGTACCACCCCGGAAAGGCTGCGGCCCCGTAGTGCCATTGCGTTTTCCGTGCCCTTTAGTTCGATGGTGGAGCCGTTGACAAGTTCCAGCTTGAGGTCCGTTTCGTTTTTGGACTTGATCCATGCGGCGGGAACAATGCGTTTCATGACTTTCCAGGCAATGTCTTTTGCCATGCGGTAAGTCGGGGCGCAATAAAAGAAGGTTTCGCCTGGGGCGGCAATCGCTCCACGCAAGAGTTCGATGCAGGCTAGGTAGGACTTTCCGAAGCGGCGGCCCGCTACCAAGACGCGAAAACGTACGTCGCTGTTGAAAACTTCACCCTGCGCGTGCCGTAGCGATAGCGGGGGTGGTGTGCGTACGGCCATGTATTACAGAAGAAAGTATTGGGTGCGTATTTTTTGGGGGCCTGTACTACAGGATAGTTGACTTTTCGACCTTCCCCCCTTAGTATTACAGTAACAGAGATTCACCACGTGCCAGCAGGTTCCCTATGTCCTTTTCCGCCGCGCCCCTATTGCGAACCGTCCCCCCTTATTGAGAACGGTTCGATTGTTACATTTTGTGACCGATACGAATTCGTATCAGTCCTCGTCGATGGCCGCGCCAGCTGCACACATAAGCGATCCACCAGCCACTGCAACGCATCCGAGCAGCCCGAGAACCGCCATGCCGTCGTCACCGCGTAGCGGTTCTTTAGCGAGCACTGAGCCAATAGCTACGCCACCGCACGCGGCCGTAACGCCGATGACACTGAACAGTGCTGTTTGGAGGAGTTTAGTTTTGATGAGGTTGGTCATGATAAGAATTGCTGATGTAAATGTTTGTTAAACCCTGAGGTGATCTCAGAAAACGTGCGCTAGGCGACGCGACACGGTGGATTGGCTGATGCCTAGCTGCTGTGCGATCTGACGTTGGCTGAGGCCGTAGTGACGGCTAAGACGTTTGGCTTGTCGTGTCTGGCGTTGGGTCTTGGATTCAGTAACCCATAGGATCACGATCAGCGGTAGAAGAATCAGCGCGATGACCGAAGCGGTAGAAGTGGTGATCATTAGAAGCAGGGTCAAGCGGTTGGTGTGGTTTGATCCGCTTGACCCTTATTGTAGCAAACTATTGGCAGCTGTCGACATGTGACGCGCCAATCACTTATCAAGCTGTCACACTGTCAACGATCCACTCACTTAACGCTTTCTTCCTAGCGCCGTGAGCCTTGAAGACAACGACACAACGCCGGAAGCCTTCGCTAGCTTGTTGAGATTTCAATGGCTTGGCGCATAATTTGCAGGACTGGCAAGTGACGCCGTCGCGGTATTGCTGAGGACAGGCAACAAACTTGACGCCGTGCTCATCCGTCCACTGTTTGCGCTCATCGTCATAGGCGGCAACGCAAACAGAAGCGAAGCCCTGCCGTGTCATCTTAGAAGCCTGCGCTTCTGAGCTACAAGACAAGTTGATTGTCCAGCCTGCCTGGTTCTGTTCCCTAATGGTTTCTAGGTTTGACTCGCTGTGGATGTGGTGGGTGTAACCGTATGGGCGCAGCTTATGAAACTTAAAGCTGTCAGCTAGAAAGCCGACAACCGTATGATCGATCCTGCCGCCATGATGCGGCAGATCCCCTGCCGTATTTGTTCTAAGCATCGTGCCAGGTACTGGCTTTAAGTCTCGCAGCTGATCGCACAGATCGAGCCAATCACCGCCACGTTTGGACGTACCATCGCTGAGTTTCTTCCACGCCATACCCTCGTGGCCATACATCGCGTAGCAAGTTCTGTTGATTTTGTGCTCGCAAGTATCGGGGCAGCTATTCGCCGATGTCCGCATCGCAAGCATTGCGGGTTGACCTTTGGCGGTGAGCTTACGGTTAGCGGTTTTGGTGACCTGAAAAGTAGTGACCATGATTTTGTAAGTGATTTAAGTTGAGTTGATACTGTAGCAGATCAGTTCATCCGACCTTTTAGCAAGTTGATGCTCGCGCTCTTCGCGTAGTTTTTCCCGTAACGAACCAGCACACAAGCAAGGCCCGCACGGTCAGCATCTTCGTTATTGATGTAACGACCATAGCCTTGGATTTGAGAATTAAAGCCTAGGCTGACAATCTGGAAGTCTTTGCCATCGGACCAATCCGCCCAGATTGCAGCCTTGCTGTTGTATGCGCGGCCGTAGGCTGCAACGACTGTTAGTTCAAACATTTTTGACCTTTGGTGTGGTTCCCGCTAATCGTCCCACACAATAGAAGAAACCGCAACCCCCAAAACCAAAACCGTGGAACTTTCCCAAAACTTCCCAATCGGTGATACGCTGGCCACCACAAGCACGAACCACTCCTTCGGCTTGATTTTTCCCAAAACCCAAAACACTTAGTCATGCAACGCGTTGAAGCAATCCAAGAAATTCGCGCATTCCAAGAATCGAACCAGCCGAGACAGGTGATCGTTCGCTACTTGGAAGGGCAGGGTGTCTCAAAAACATCAGCCTATCGCTGGATTAATGAGGCCAACAATTTAGACGCAGACGGGAACGCTCCACGGGATCTAGCAATCAAGGCAACAATCCAGATTCTTAACAAAGCGACACAATGCGAGAATTATGAAATCGCGTTAAAAGCAGCCTCAACACTTGCAAAATTTTCTTGACTCGTGGGGCCTAGTTTGTATCACCGCGCCAAAACAAAAATAAAGGCTCCGTTTTTTAACCAATTTTTGATAATGGTTCTCATTCTCATTTTTTACTGAGAATGATTATCATTATCACTTTTGTGCTGTTAAATGAGAATGATTATCATTATC